CATCTCAGGAGGTCACTAATGTTAGGTTATTATCTCCAGTTCAACGGTGTCCAGTTTCCAAACCCGAAGACACCTTCAAGGTCCCAGAAGACGATAGAGAATGTCTCACAGTCGGAAGCTGGTACCGACTTGGTCTGTGTCGTAAGAGCAGCCAAGAACACATGGTCGTTCTCATTCAATCTCTCATCCAAGACGAGAGACATCTTGAAGGCTATATGCCAGCAGGAATCGACCAGTATGACATATATGGGAACCACTTACACCGTAAGGGTAAGAGACTTCAAAGAAAAGCTCGTAGAGAACTCGGAATGGGTAACACGTTCCGAAGGTCTTTATGAGTGCAGTGTTAATGTAACGGAGTTCTAAAAATGTATACTGTTTCGGATGAATACAGAATAAAGATGCTCGATCAGGTGCAGACTCATGATCTCTCCGGAACTATCGGATCAACATCATTCTCAGGTAGGGATGTCATTGGTGTCTCCTATACAAATAAATGTGCTGACAAGAAGGTCAACATAGGCGGTGTTTTTATCGGAACACTCAAGTTGACCTTTTTAACAGACATTCTCAATCGTGGAGATTACTATGGACAAGAGATAACCATCTCTGACTGGCTCCTGACCGGATATGATGAGAATGAAGATCCTGTCTGGGAAGAGGTACCTGTCGGAACTTTCTATGTGGCCGAGGCTACATGGAGAGCAGAAGGAATGGTCGACATCGTTGCATACGACTGTCTGTCAAAGATGGATAAGGCCATCGACATAGATACATCGAGCGGAACAATTTACAGTTTCTGCAAGTATATCGAGACACAGACAGGAGCTGTCTTTGGTATGACCGAAGAAGAGTGTCAGGCATTACCTAACGGTACAGAGCTCCTTGCATTGTACGAAGAGAATGACATCGAGACATACAGAGATATGCTTAATTCTCTGGTTCAGATGATCGGAGGCTTTGCGAGTGCGAATAAAGATGGTACATGGGGAATCAGGACATTTAATACCACTCCTGTCTTATCTATTCCGAAAAATAGAAGATTCTCCGGAGCGAAATATTCAGACTTCACCACTCTGTATGATGCTATTTCGTATGTCGAGATGTCGACAAGTGTCGTTAAGGTAATCGGTGATGCAAACGGTGTCATATTAAAGCTCGGTTCTAACCCTTTTATACAGTATGGTTCAGCCGAAGCTGTTTACAGACGAGCTCAGGCGATAGTTCATTCCATTGAGAATATCCAGTACACTCCTTTCGAGGTTGGCTTGCTTCCTGCTTTCGTCGCTCTCGATCTGGGAGATGTAATCTCATTCACAGATGACTACGCATCAGAAACAACAACAGGAGCGGTCATGAACGTGACCTGGACTTACAACAAGTCCTTCAAAGTCTCCTGCTATGGTGACAATCCTGCTCTGCAAGGTTCCCAGAGTAAGACCGATAAGAACATATCGGGCCTTATCAGGAACACCACAGAGAACGCGATCACTTATTATAACTTCTCCAACGTATCATCACTGACATTTGGACCGGAAGTAGAAACTGACATCGCAACAATGGCTTTCACTTCCACGCAGAGAACAACACTCAAGATCCTTCACGAGTTTATCTTCGATATGCTCGCAGATCTTTCGGAGGACTGCTCGTATGAGATCCGTTATTACTTTGATAATGGTCTCGTTGCATACAAGCCTTATGAACGTATTAAGGGTATGCAGGGCCTTACACAAGGTGATACGGAGTTCTCCATAACAAGAGACCTCTTTTATATCTTGAAGGATGTTACACCTAACGTCAGGCATACATGGAGAGTAGCCATAGTAACTCACGGAATCGATAGCACGACCATTGACGTTAACAATGCTCATATCACTATTGAAGGCCAGAAGCTCTATGGTGAAGACTACTTCAACGGATATATCGAAGTCAAAGAAAATATCACGCTCATTCCTCTTGGTTATCTTGGAGTTGTATCTATCTCGGATGCAGTGCTCGTAAGCAAATATGACCTTGAGAAGATCCAGATGTCTGATGACTTCGAACTCTATGATAACTACTCGATCGAGCTGCTTAACATAGAAGAGGGAACAGGTGAACATTCACCACATATATTCATGCAGACAGTTCCCGGATATATCCTCACGGAAGCTGGAGACTATCTCACAACAGAAGCTGGAGACAGATTGATTTTATAAGGAGGACATTATGGCAGACAAGAAAATATCGCAGTTAGATTTAGTTGCTCAGATAAACAACGATGCTGTTGTTCCTATGTCACAGGAGAGTGGTGGTGAGCAGACAACCTATAAGGCTCTCATCACTGCTATCGGTGAAAAGATCGCAGAAGGCATGACCTTCTCGAACCTTGCTACAACAGCTAAAAACCTCGTAGGAGCTATAAACGAACTTAAAGCTTCCGGAGCTCCTATAATCATCGGCACCACAGCTCCATCATCCGGGCAGGGAGCTGATGGGAATATTTACATCAAGTACACCGAAGGAACAGGCGGAGCTGATGATACCGTTGATTCTATCTATGTCAAATTAGATGGAACATGGTGCGAGGCCCAGACAGATTATGCAGACCTTCTCAACAAGCCTTCTGTGAACGGAAATACTCTATCGGGTAATAAGACAACATCCGATTTAGGTATCTATGGCTCAAATATCAATATGGCCGCTAACGATTCTACCAAAGTCAAAGACAGAATCACGGCTTTGGAAACTAATCTGACACCTAAATTAGCGAGCCTTACAAGTGCAGTTTCTATCGGTGCAGGCACCATTGACACACAGGTGCTTGAGGTAAATGATTCTGTTTACAACATTGTTACTGGTTTCGCAATTACGAATACCACAAACGTAGTTGTTATGCAGTGCGTATTCTGGGAAGCTGGCAAGATCACATTAAGAGTTAGAAATCTTGCAGGCACAGCAGACAGTTATCAGGCATACATCTATTACATTTAAGCAAGGAGGGAATCATCGTGATAAAGGACAAGACATTTTTAACAGGCTTTAATCAGCCGAAGCTTCCGAAGCTTAAAGGCAAAGTTAAAATAACGCTTCATAATTGTAAAACAGGCAAAAATGAGATCGTAGAAGGTGAGAACATCATTACCAACGCGGTCAAGGACATCTTCGAAAATAACCAGCTCGGTGCTATCGACTATTTCAAGTGTATGCCACTCTGGTCTAAATGGTTTGGTGGTGTTCTCTGCTATGAGAACGCTTTTGCAGTTGATGCGGGAACAGGACTTCCTGATCCTGATGATTATTTCATCCAGGGCAACGATGTCAATGAGTGTGTTGCTCATGCAGGAGGAACAGTTATTCCCACAGAGCACGATGATGATCTCTTGAGAGGTTCACCGACAAGATCTGCTTTCATTTATACAGAAAACAGTGTTAAGCAGGTTTGGGAGTGGCTGCCTTCTCATGGTAATTCTAATAAGAGCATCTCAGCTATTTCCCTCACTCATGCAGACACAGGAGATGCAGGTACCGGATCTGCTTTTTATGCTTTCCAGAATTTCTCTCCTTTTGCTTTGATTCAAGGTTCTCAGTTGCCTAATTCTAACATCGGTCTTCTCAATGCTGATAACCTCTTTGCAAGATATGATGATAATCACGGTCTGTTCTTTACCATTGGTGAAGAGGGAGATTTCTATTATGGAAGACATACATCATTTGCTACGAAGAAGCTGACGGTCTACATCAGGAGACTTCCGTATTTCAAGGCTGGTCTCTATGAATCAGGTCATGCAGACAGCACGTTCCAGAGAAAGTTCACCGTAACTACTTCCGGAGCTAATATGTATGCTCAGCCTTCTTACTTCTTTGATGTTACAACGAAGTATCTCTGGATCTTCTACAACAATACTTCGACTTGTAATGTTACATCAGGTGATACATGGTGGGCTGGTACCTGGAGCAACAACACTGTTAATTACTTTGTCGTTGACTGTGAGAATGAGAGCATTGTTACAGAGGGTACGATCGTAAGTGATACAAATAACCTCGCTCCTCTTTCAATGCCTATGGCAGTCTCTTCTACATCAGAATATACCGATTACTATGCAAACGCTTGCATTGTTAAAGACGGAAATTATGTTTATCTGC